AATCCAGAAGTTTCCAAAAAAAGTAGATCTTTTGTGTATAAAGTGTCCAGCACAAAGACAGTGCTTAGCATACGGAGTTAGCAATGCTGAGTGGGGTGTTTGGGGTGGCGTTTATTTGGAGGGCGGAAAAATATCTAAAGAATTTAATAGTCATAAAGAAAAGACTGACTGGTTTAGTATTTGGTCTGGAATAACAATGGAGGCTAAGTAATGTATACAGATAAGATGAGACATGCCGTTAGATCTGTAAAGCCCCCAAAAGATTTTCAAATTTCAATTGCAGACTATGATCATTTCCTTGCTATCCAATTTTATGAAAGTCATTGGAGGCATTTAAATGACAATGAAAGGCTTCGTTGTATACAGTATATGACGAAAGTAAAAAATATCTTAGAGTCGTTAGGTGCGAATGTCTCACTTGACCCAATTCTAGATATCAAGTATAATGATGAAAGACAGCTATAAGGAGTAAAAATGGCTACAACAATTACGGTAATAGGAAACCTGGTTAAAGATCCAGAAAAGAAGGATCTTGGCTCAGGTAAAGTTCTTGCAAAGCTTCGTCTTGCAAGTACAGAAAGATTCCAAGATTCTGATGGAACTTGGAAAGATGGAGACACGGCATTTTATGATGTTGTATGTTGGAGAACTCTGGCAGAAAATGTCTCATCAAATCTTTCAAAAGGAAATAAAGTAATCGTTCATGGTAAGTTAAAGTATCGTGAATTTGATAGAAAAGACGGAACTAAGGGCAATGCCTTTGAAATTGATGCAACCGATGTTGGTCCATCACTATCAATTAAGTCTGGAACATTTAATAAGACTAGCAATGTTTCAAACTCAACAGTTTCAGTTGGAGCAGAAGAGCCTGATCCCTGGGCTTAGTTGGATGTCCCCCGAAAGGGGGACGTTTCAATATTGACAAAATACAAAAAGTTTGGTAGAGTATATTAATGCCAGTATATTTATATGCATGTGAAAAGTGCGAGGACAACAAAGAGTTGGTAAAGGGTATGAACGATCCTGATCCAGAAAATTGTCCAGATTGCGGTAGCAACATTAAAAGAGTTTTTAGTGTTGGAGGAATTGCCTTTAAAGGAAAAGGCTTTTATAGTACAGGAGGATAAAGTGTTTGGAATTACGAGAGATCCGATGCATGTTAATGAACATCAATATCGTGCAGTAATAAGTTTAAATAAGAATAGAACATTCTGGAAAGCTTCTGTGCAAAGAAGAATTTCTGTTAATGAATGGGAAAAAGTTGTTTGTGGATTAAAGAATGTTAAGTTTGCTTCAAGAGAAGATGCAGAAGATGCTGCAAGAACTAAGATACAAGAACAAAAAATGCTTGATAACAATGATTTGTCTAGCATACGATATGTAATTTACGATGACTAAAGGATTCCAGTATGATTTCTTTTCAGAAGAATGGTATTTTGAATGTGGTGCATGTAGTACAGAACTATATGCTCCTACTAAAAAACACATGGAGGGAAACTTCTGGATCCACACTCACTCTAAGGAATGCCTTGGTGGATGGTAATGAATAAAGAAGGTTTAGAACAATTCTTATCTCAGTATGATGAAGAGATTATGGTTATGGATGGTTTTGAAGAAGCATTCATAGGTCTATCTAAAAGATGTGGGCAGCCAACTCTTGCAACATATTCATTTATAAAGATGATGCAAATTCTTGTTGATCGTGATGATATGAGTTTTGAAGAAGCTGATGAATATATATTGTATAATTGTGAAGGTGCTTGGATGGGCGAGCTAACTCCGATAATCCTGCACGAATATGATGATCCCTGGGTTGTATAATGTCATTGGTTGCAAAGATTAAAGAAATGTTAAAAGAATATCAAGAAGAAAATGGAACTCTTAGCGATAGAGATTATGAAAAGTTATTTGTACATCTATACTTACAGCACGAAGATGAGTATTTAAAACAAAGAGTTAGTCCTATTAGATCAGATGGAAAAAGTAGGAATTATAGATGAAAGTTAGAATAAGCAAAAGAGAGTATTCAAACTATATTGAAAAAGATACAGACCTTGCACTTGCAGCAGACATGGCTATTAAAGTTATAAAGTCAAATCCAATGGTTGTTGGTGAGCCAGTTGCTGAAGTCAGTCCTGGCTGCCCTATGGGATACGCTAGTCCAAAAGTAATTTTACACTATGATATTATTAGTCCTAGTATCTTTGATAAGTTTAAGATGTTTTTAACAAAGACTTCTTTAAACGATGTTGTTAAAGAAATTAAGGGAGCAGTTTAAAATGGAATTTGAATTATATCATGAAAAAGATGCTGGACCAATAGTTCGATGGTTTGCAAATAAAATGTTAAGTATATTACACAAGGTTGAAAAGCCCTTATATGACTATGCAGATATGTATACAGCAGTATGGGACGACTATGAAGATGAAAGTGATCTTGCTGAGCCACACAACCAAATGGGTATTTTTGATAACTTAGAAACCTTGCCACAGTTTGAGCGACTAACAGAAGATTTAATTTAATGTGTGATGATGTTTATTATTATAAAGATCGTGTAAGAGAACTAGAATCAATTAATAGTTTTGTTAAAAGCAATACTTTACTTTCCTTGCAAAATAGAATAGAATATGTTAGAGATGAGCGAGTCAAGTTAGGGCTACCAGTTCATGGTGTCACTATGGCTCTTGAAATAGTTAGGACAATGTTGAATGAAAAATAAAAAAGAAGTAAAAGATGAAAGAACAATTATCTATGAAAATAATTTATACACAGTAGATGAGTTTGTCAATAAGTATTCCCATGCCCTGGCATCGTACTTACTTACAAGACAACTTGGAGATAAAAGCAAGAAGTCTCACATAGTTGATCTTGCTGTAGAAAATGCATCCTTTGCAGAATCTCTTTACATCTCAGTAGACAGCTTCAGATAATGTTTCTTACAAAAATGATAAAGTTTGCTGAAAAAATTGGTATGGATGTAGATGAATTAATGGAAATGACAGTATTAGATGCCATAATGAAGATAGAAGAAACTAGAAGTATGTGGGCAGACTTAAGAAAAGAAATAGGATAGTCTTTAAGGTATAATTAAATAGTGAGTTCTTTAATAGATATAAAAGTAGTTGGTTGTGGTGGCGGTGGAATAAACGCTGTAGATAGCATGATCTTGTCTGGACTATCTGGAGTTGAATTCATTGCAGTCAATACTGACGTTCAAGCATTAATGCCAAGTTTGGCAGATGTTAAAATTGATATTGGAAGAGATAGAACTGGTGGTCTTGGTGCTGGAGCAGATCCAAATATTGGAAGACTTTCAGCAAAAGATAGCATAAATGAAATTTCTGAAGTTGTTACAGGAGCAGATGTTGTTTTTGTTACTGCTGGAATGGGTGGCGGAACTGGAACTGGGTCTGCACCTATTGTTGCAAACTGTGCTAAAAAGGCTGGAGCCCTTACTGTAGGCGTTGTAACTACCCCATTTGGGTTTGAGGGCAAAAAGCGTATGAATAATGCCTTAGAGGGAATTAATAATTTTAGTAAGGAAGTTGACACACTAATTGTTATTCCAAATGAAAATCTCATTTCTATGCTTGATCCAGATATTTCTATGGAAGAAGCCTTTAAAGAAGCTGACGATGTTTTGTTAAAAGCTGTAGCAGGAGTGTCAGATTTAATTACAACCCCTGGTCAAATTAACATTGACTTTGCAGATATAAAAAGAGTTATGAAAAATGCTGGAGCAGCCTTTATGGGGATTGGGTATGCAGATGGCGAGGATCGTGCAGAGATTGCAGGTAATAAAGCAATAACCAGTCCAATTTTAGACGTAAATCTTAATGGTGCAACTGGAGTTTTGATTTCAATTGCATCATCTGGACAAATTAAAATGCAAGAAGTTAATAAGATCGCATCACTTGTTTCTGAAAAAGCCCATGAAGACGCTGACATTATATTTGGAACAGTCTTAGATGAAGATCTTGAGGATGGTATTTTAGTAACTGTTATAGCGACAGGCTTTATAAATGAATGACATTCAATGGACCTTTGGAATAATAACTGTCTATGAAGATAAGCAAAGACTTCAAGAGATCATAGAGAGCATTCGTAATCTTGATATTCCAGAATATGAAATTCTGTTTGTTGGTGGTGGAGATAGCTCTGGTATTGATGGAAAAGATATTAAAAAGATTGACTTTGATGAATCAGTTAAAGAAAGATGGATTACAAGAAAAAAGAATATGCTTGTAAAAGAAGCTAAATATGACAATATAGTTCTAATGCATGACTATCATATCTTTGATAAAGACTGGTACAAAAACTTTGTTGAGTTTGGAACTGATTGGGAAATTTGTTCTTGCCCGCAATACTTAATTACTGGATCAAGAAATCCTATGGATTGGTCTCTTTGGGATAAGCCAGGTCATGGCAGAGCCTGGTCTTTAAACTATAATGACTGGTCTCAAACTCAGTACATGTATATCTCTGGTGGATTCTTTATGGTAAAGCGTCATGTAATGATTGAAGAACCACTTGATGAAAGTCGTGGATGGAACGAAGAAGAAGATGTTGAATGGTCTTACAGGGTAAGAAATAAGTATGTTATGAAATGCAATGGAAAAAGTATTGTTAGACATAACAAATGGCATAGACATGCAGGTCCACAAAGATGAGTAATAAATTAGTTATATTTGATTTAGATGGTGTGCTAATTGATTCAAAAGATTTACATTATAAAGCTCTAAACAATGCATTAGAAAAAGTTGATCCAAGATATAAAATATCATATCAAGAGCATCTGTCAAAATATGATGGTTTAAATACTAAGAAAAAACTTTCTATGCTTACTCAAGAAAAAGGGCTGCCACAAGACTCTCATAATAAAGTATGGAAAGATAAGCAAGAAGAAACTTTCTTAATGCTTGAAAATCTTCCAGTAAATACTAAAGCTATAAATATTATGATGTATCTAAAATCTGAAGGTTGGAAAATTGCCATAGCATCTAATAGTATTAGAGAGACTATTATAAAGTCTTTGCATGGAATCCAGGTGCTTCATTTAGTAGATTACATTGTTAGCAATGAGGATGTTTGGCATCCAAAGCCACACCCAGAAATGTACTGGAAGTGCATGGTGGCATTAGATGCATTTCCAAAAGATACAATAATTATAGAAGACTCTCACATTGGGAGGCAAGGAGCTTTAAATTCTGGAGCAAACCTATACCCAGTTAAAGATTCCTATGATCTTAATGATACAATATTCATAGAGTTTATAGAAAAATTTGAAAAGAAAGAGAGAACTGGACAAGTGCCTTGGAAAAATAAAGAGATGAATGTTCTTATACCTATGGCTGGTGCAGGTTCAAGATTTTCACAGGCAGGTTATACATTTCCAAAGCCATTGATTGAAGTTCATGGTAAGCCAATGATCCAGGTAATTGTTGAAAATCTTAACATTGATGCACACTATATCTTCTTAGTACAAAAAGATCATTATGAAAAATATAATCTTAAGCAACTTCTTAACCTTATTGCTCCAGACTGCGACATAGTTATTGTTGATGGAATGACTGAGGGTGCTGCTTGTACAACCTTACTTGCTCAAGAGCTTATCAATAACGAAAAGCCACTTCTAATGGCTAACTCTGATCAGTATGTGGAATGGGACTCCAACGAAGCACTGTATGAGTTTGGTGCTAGCAATATAGACGGTGGAATACTTTCGTTTAAAGCAACTCATCCAAAGTGGTCTTTTGCAAAAGTTGGGGAAGATGGTTTTGTTTCAGAGGTAGCAGAAAAGAATCCAATTTCTGATAATGCAACAGTTGGTATATACTACTGGAAACACGGGTCTGATTACGTTAAGTATGCAAATCAAATGATTGATAAAAACATTAGAACTAATAATGAATTTTATGTTTGCCCTGTTTTTAATGAAGCAATTGAAGATGGAAAAAAGGTAAGATTGAAAACTATTGATAAGATGTGGGGAATTGGAACCCCTGAAGACTTAAATTACTTTTTAGAAAATAACAAGGAGATATAATGGAAAAAGGTAAGAAAGACTATTTAAAAATGCAAAACGATTACTATGATGAATATGCTGCTAAGTGGTCTTTAGATTTTAGAGATCCAGTAGTTGGATCATATGATGCTCACAATAACTGGAAAGACTATGATGAGTTTCTTTTTAAAGACTTTGATACTTCTGGTCTAGTGGCATTAGATTATGGATGTGGTCCAGGAAGAAACATTGTAAAATTTAACAGTAAGTTTGAAAGAATTGATGGAGTAGACATTTCAGATGTTAACCTAGAAAAGGCTAGAGTTAACTTGCAGCATAATAATATAGAAATTCCAAACTTGTATGTAACATCTGGAGATAATCTATCAATGATTAAAGATGATGTTTATGATGTAATGTTTGCAGTAATTTGTTTCCAGCATATTTGTGTTCACGATGTTAGATTTAACATTCTTAAAGAAGCTTACCGTGTTCTTAAAGATGGTGGAAAGCTTTGCTTCCAGATGGGATTTGGTGGAAAAGAAGGTATTCCAACGGCTGGATATTATGATAACCTTTATGATGCTGTAAGTACAAATGGTCATTCAGATGTTAGCGTTACTAATGAAGATGAGTTAATTGATGATTTAGTTAACAAAATTGGATTTAAAAATTATAAGTCTGACATTAGACCAACTGGTCCAGGAGACAATCATAGAAATTGGATTTGGGTTCAGGTTGAAAAATGATTTATATATCCCATCGTGGTAACTTAACTGGAAAGCATCATGATCTTGAAAACAGTCCAGTATATATTTATCAAGCTATAGACAAAGGTTTTGATGTAGAGGTTGATCTTCGTCATAAAGACGGACAGATATTTTTAGGTCACGAAAAGCCTCAATATTTAATAGACGATAACTTTATTGATGAATGTAGAGAAAGTTTGTGGGTTCATTGCAAAGATAAAGAGTCTTTAAAATATGCTCTTGATGAAAACTTAAACTGTTTTTTTCATAAGGCAGATGACTATACTTTAACTAGCAAGGGATATGTTTGGGCATTCCCAGGAGTTGCTAAGGCAAACTCAAAAACAATTGCAGTTCTTCCAGAACTATTTAGAACTGTAGAAGAAATGAAAGATTTAGACTATTATGGCTATTGCTCAGATATAATTGAATACATAAGGAGTAGTCACAATGTTTAAAGAGATAGATTATAACAAACACTTTGTTATTGGTACACCGCTTGTGGGATGGAAAGCAGACATGGGTGAAGAGATGTCTTGGCTAGAAAACTCAAAACAAATAATTGAAAAATTCCCAAATGCAAAATTCTTTACTGCACTAGAGCTTGATGGTAGAGGTTTAGAGCCTTTTCAAAGAGTTTTAAATGCATTAAAAGAAATAAACGGAGATTTCTGGACATATACAATTAATGATATGGAGGCTCAAGTAAATTCAGGAAACAGATGGATAAGAATTGAAACTGGTAGAAATTTAATTAGAGAGTTTGCACAAAGATTTAGAAAAACTTCTGGACATCATTGGGGAGAGGATTGTACAGAAGAAAATTTTGGTGTTGTAAATTATGATGCAATCTTGTATGTAGATTCAGATATAATTTTAACTGCTGAAATTATTGAAAAATTATTTGAAATAGATCATCCAATTGTTAGTGCAGATGTTCCAGTTTATGGACTAAGGGGAACTGTTGTATCTGAAAATCCAAGAATTGAAGAGCATTGGAATACAGCAGGAATGCTTTTAGTAAATTCTCCTGCATTCTATGACCTACCATGGTATCATAACTCATATTTAAACTTGAGTGACGATCCAACTTTTCAGTCTATGGCTGAAAGATTAAAAAAGAGGGTTGGACTAGAAAATTTAGAAGAAACTTATGGTATGACTTGGGTAAGAAAAGACATTCATGCAGATCACAAAGGTACGCTTATAGCAGTAGAACAAAGAAAAATTCCTCCTAGAAATATATAAATTTCCTTAGGATGGGAAACGACCTAGACAAGTCGTAAAACTGTCTACTTTTATTTGTGATAAACTAATTAGATGCACAAAAAGTTTTTAGCCTCAATATTTTCAGTATTATTAGTTTTTGCTCAAGCAACACCAGCAAGTGCGTCAGATTCTGTTAGATACAAGTCTACAGAAATTCAAGTAATTCCAAAAGGAAAATGGACAACTTTAAAATTTAATGGTGGAAAGACAGAAATTCAGGGTAATGGAAAAAGATCTTTATTTTGTTATCAAGCTGGGATTGATACAGTAGGAAAGAAAAGACCGTCATATATTAAATTAAGAATAACTAGAATAGTTCCAGGTCCAAATGATCCAAGTGCTACTAACACATATTTCTTTACTGAAAAACCAGGAAGTGAATTTGTAGCTTCTAACTGTTGGAATATTGTAACAACCTATCCTGTTGTAGTTCAAATTAGAATTACTGGTGGAAGTACAACATATAACTCTGATATAAGACAATTTAAAATGTGGACTCCAAATGCAGACTATCCACAAGATTTCTCTGATTTTATACCTGAAACAACCATTAATTAGTTTATTAGTAATGATATAATAGATTTGTTAGATATGTCTAACGAGGAGTCTATGCAATAAATTGAAAAAATTCTTTTCCTACCTACTATTAATTCCAACAATCTTAATTGGAACAATGTTTTTAGCATCTCCAGCAACCCAAGCAGATACCCCATTAGTATGTAACATGTCTACTATTACTGGAGATGATGATGGATCTTTTGAAATGTTGTTGCCATTTTCACTAACTCTTGGACCAACAGAATATAATAGAATATACTACAGCACTAATGCAACTGTAACCTTTGGTCAGCCAGATGGTACTTTTCACGATTATCCTCAAACTCCTTCCGTTTCTATTGCTGGTAGAGACTGGGTTTCTTTTGGACCAGGAGCCTATACTTCGTATGGATATAATGAAAATTCATTTTGTATAGAATGGTCAGTTCGTCCATTTCCACAATCAAGTGGTCCACTAACTCAAATGAGATTAGTTGTAAATAAGTTTTCTAATGGTGGGTGGCATGGAGAAATTACTACAATGACAAATCTTCCTGCAGATGCAAGAAGAGCAATTAGATTTGAACGTGGTCAGCCAGTTGTTCCAATAGAGGCAGCATTTGATGTTAATGGTGGAGTTCCAGTTGAAGTTGAACCTGCACCAACACCATCAAGCTTTACAGAACCTCCTGCAATTCCTACTCAATGTTGGGATGGTAGTACAGTCTATGCTCCAAATACATGTCCTCCAGTTCCACCAGATATTACTTGTTGGAATGGAGAAGTGGTTCCCTGGAACGGATCATGTCAGCAAGTTCCCCCACCTATTGAATGCTGGAATGGAACATCTGTAAATTGGAATGCCCAGTGTCCTACAAGAACTTTAAATCCACCTTCAAATATAATAGGAGAAGTTAGAATAGATGGTGTTTATGTATCATGGAATCCACCGTATGATCCTTTTACTAGTGTAGAAACATATGCTATTTCCTGGCAGTGTAATGGATGTACTGGATATGGATGGACTTCAAACAGTACTTCAGTGTTAATTCCTTTTAGCACTTTTAATTATACTGGTGGAACTGGAAGAGAATATATATTTTCAGTAAGAGCAGATAATAATACAACTGCTACATATTCTTCAAATATAGTTGGACCAACACTATTTGTTCAGGAGCCTATTGCCAGCCCTGAGCCACAGCCGTCAGAATCACTAACGCCAACAATAGAACCGTCACCCCAGCCAATAGAGCCAAGCCCACTACCGTCAGAACCTGTTGTGCTGCCTTCAGAAACTTCTTCACCTATTCCAGTCCCTTCCTTTTCAAGTCCCTCAGAATATCCGTGGCAGCCTGAAGGACCTGTTGCAGTTCCATCCCTAGATCCTGAGCCAGAGATTTCATATCCAGAACCATTAATTCCAGATCCAATTGAGAGTTCATTTCCTGATCTAGATCTTCCATCCATTGATCTTCCATCTGATAATACTATCACAGAAATAACTGACACTGAAATAGATACATTTATTGAATCCTTTACTGAAAGTGGTGTTATCTCAGACATTGAGACAGAACAACTAATTAATACCTTCTTGGGAGATGGTTTTATATCTGAAGATGAAGTATCTGGACTTTCAGACTCTTTAACTGAAGATGGAGTTTTGACGGAAGATGAAATAGAACTTCTTGTAGATGTTATTTTAGAACAAGCAGATGGTAATGCTATTTCTACTGATTTAATTAATGAACTTGGTCTTGACTATGAAGACTTGCCAGATGATCAGCCAGTTGCTTTAGAAAACGGAGTAATCCTTTTTGCAGAAGTAGCAGATGCTTTGGAAATATTTGAAAATCCATCAGAAATTTTAGGTGCAGTATTTACAGATCCTGGAAAGGCTCTTACTGCTGTAGCTAA